TTAGTTTCTTTCTTGCAGCATTTACCAACACCTGATGGAGCACATACAATACCGATTTCTCCGGCTCCAAGACCACCTCCCATGATTTTCTTTTCATCTAGTTCGGGGATGCCTGTTTTAACTGCATGACGAAAGGTTACGGAATATCTTGCTTCAATATCGTTGTTATAGTCATGTCCGACAGTTGATGCTACACCAGCGGCGATAGCATTCTTCATGATATCGACAACGGTTTCATACTTGTCTGTAAGGATAATATCAACGGATTGTGACAGTGCCTTCTTGAGAAGTTGCTGGCGACAAAAGGTAAAGGCTTTTTCTTTGACCCACGGCAGGTCATTGCCGTCTTCGTTTCTGATGACCTTTTGAAGAAAAGCCTGACATTGTTCACGAATAACAAGGTCTTGATTGTTGCTAAGGTCATCCTTGATGATGGTGATAAGGAGATCCATGGTTGGGAACTCCTTGTATGAGTGGTAGTAGTTAATAAACTTTGATGCGATTAGTTTAAGGTATACGGGTTCAAGACATTCGTCTACGTTAAAGACTTCGATAAACTGTGCTGACCAGCTACGATCTGTTAGAAGTGCTTGAAGAACCTTTGCTTGAAAGTTAGTGCCTAGTTTGTTAAATAGCGGAGCGGTACTCATGGTGGCTTTCCTTTGGTGCGATGGTTTGTGGTGGTGAAGAAGAAGCTGAAGTTAGTTTAACGTAAAAAAAATGAGATATAAAGGTGTTGATCGAACCTCCGATGGTGGGCTGGTGAGTCTAAGTATAGCCTCAACCAACAGTTGCCGAAGTTTGTCTAACCAGCGTTTTTGCCACTGAAAACGTGTAATCGATGTCTTGAGTCAGCGGAATATCAGCCCCAATAAAGGTTTTGATATAGTCCAAACGATTTGAAACTGGATGGAAGTTTTCTAGTTTATAATCAACCTTGGAGATCTGTGTTGATGCCAAACAGTTTGTATCCAAATACATCAACTTCCAGTTTCTCTCAATGACTTCTTGGTTATTGATAATATCCACATAGCACTTGGGAGGTTTCTTGGAGGCTTTAAAAGCCTCACCAGCGGCTTCATGTAACCAAGTTAGATCAAGGTCCACGTCATCCGTTGCAAAGCTTGGAAGACGGCTTGCAATCGTTTTAAACCCTATTCCTGAAACGCCATCTAGGTTGTCGCTGGGATCACCAATAACAGACCGAGCAAGAGTAATGTTTCGGGCACTAACACCAAACTTATCAAGAACATATTTGGCATCAATAAGGATCTTGCGAGCAGGATCATAAATGCGAACATTTGGATCTTCAAGTAACTGATAAAAGTCTTTATCGCTGCTTACTACGATCTTTGTAGAGGCATCGTTTTGAAACTTGCGTCGAACAAGATAAGCAACAATGTCGTCGGCCTCTGTGTCTTGAACATAAACTTGACAAACAGGTAAATTTCCCAGTGCCTTGGTTAATAGCTGGAGTTGAAAAGCTTTGTTTTGTTGATTGCTTGCTGCAACTATCTTGCCATTGGGGCGATATACCTCTTGCAAGCCTTTGCTGGTCGCACGATTGGCTTTATATGCTGGATATATGTGTTTGCGGCGTTGTGATGGTCCACCCTGCTCCCATACAACAAAAACACGATCAGGTTTAAGCTGATCTATTAGCTTTCCTAACCCACGAACAAAACCAGTTACACCTCCAACAAGATCCCCACCAACTGTTACATCTTCATTAACAGAAAAATGCCTTAAAAAATAGTTTAAGCCATCAATCACCAATATTGGTTTGGTTATCATAGTAGTTGCAACTCCTTCTCGAAAATGTTATCGGTATTGAAAACAAGAAATCCCACTTTTCCATCCCCCAAAAGAATTTTGCTGTAAACTAATACAACGGTTTTCATTTGTTTATCCCCACTGTAAACAACCGATTGCCATCCCATGGTAAACTCTCCCAAGTGAACTCCAACAGGTTTTCCTTGTTCAATATCCACAAAAGACCATTCGGTTTCACGTGAATAACCATTCCAATTGTCATAGCTGCTCCAGTTTTTGCTTGATGATATAAGTTTTAATGCATTTTCTGAGTTAAAAACTTCAAGTCCTTCAATCGTATTAACTGGATAAAAAGGAGTTCGAATAACTTCTATTTGCCTAACCCCTTTGTTAATAACCCAACCATCAACATTGAAACTCGCACACCGGCCAAAAGATTTGGTGTCCTTGCATATCTTTAATCCGCAAATCAAGGTTCCTTCTTTTAGCTCAAATAGTTCTTTGGCTAACATCTGATCAAGTTTTTCCGGTGCTTCCGAATCCGTTCGATCCACGTTCTGTTTTGGTCGCCAAGTTTGTTTCTTCAAAGCAAACCTTTACCATGGGGCTATTGGCAACAATCTTCTGGATAACCAGTTGTGCTACCCTCTCCCCTTGAACAACATGGTATGGTTCTTTGCCTAGATTACCTAGAACTACCATCATCTCTCCACGATAGTTTACATCAACTGTTCCTGTAACTGGGAAAACAAGCTTTCGAGCTAAACCAGAACGGGACCGAATATCCAAGAAATACTGATCACCGTGAGAGTCTTGCAGTGGGCAGTCCGCTAGCTGCAATCCTGTGCTGACCATGGTTACTTCTCCCGGTGGTAGCGTAATTGGTTCTACAGCATATAAATCAAAACCTGCATCTCCAAACTCATGTGCAACCTTTGGGATGATTGCTTTTGGATGAACCTTAATAAAACTGATTTTTAGTTCTTGTCTTAGATAAGCCATGTTGTTGTGTATCCAACCTTTCGTCTACAATAGTAATAGCAGTAACAAATAGAGATATCAAACAAAAGGAAAAAGGCCCGATACCGAAGTACCGAGCCTTTCCAGTTTAAACCCGCTAGGGGTTGATTATTAACGCTTGCGAGTGCGAGCCTTAACAGCGGCAGGAGCAGCGGCAGGAGCCGGGGCGGGAGCAGCAGCGGGCTTTACCGTGTTATCGGTCAGCTTCTGGAGCAGCACCTTTTCAAAGCCCACACCGCTGTTGTAGACGGCAGTGGCGTTGTCACCGATACGGTTAATGGAGTTCCAAGAACCCATCATAACCTCACCGGGAGCATCCATCATGTAAAAGGCAACCTGCTTAGCTTCGTCCTTCGAAAGCTTGTGGGTCTTCAGCTTGTGATCAAGCTTACCCATCATGTCGATATACTTTGTATGAAGCTTCGACGCATCCTTCGGCAGACGGGCCTTAACCGCAGACCAATCCTTGAGAATATCTTCCGCAGAGATATCCTGACCACGCTCCTGCACAAACTTCCAGAAAGCGTTAGCAGCTTCGAAACCAACCATGCTCGCAGCCATGTGGCAGAACACCGGGCTGGTGAAGTCTTCATACAGGCCGGACTGCTGAAGCTCAGCATCAAGGTTGCCCCAAGCACGACGATCAGGAGTCTTCACGTTCGGCTCAGCCGTGCCAGTAAACTCCAGAAACTTCTCATTTGAGCGAATGAACTCAACGAGAGCTTGACTGCAAGCAACGCTCGCCCAGTCAAGCCAATCCTTGGTGGACGGGTTGAGGTCAACCACCGCATAACGGCTCAGAGCCGCAGGGTCCATCGGGGTAACATCGTACTGATCCCCGATATTGATCGCAACCATGACCCGAGTTCCCTCGTGGAGACAGTTGCCATCGAAAGCCTTGCTATCGGCAAGCTGGAACGTGGCTTGCTCGACACCCTTGATCGCACGGTTAAGCTCGTCGAGGAAGAGCACCGTAGGAAACTCGCAGGTAGCAAGAAGCCACTCGCAAGCACGGAACACCGTGCCACCACGATTACCCTCAAACGGGATACCCGTGATATCACCCTCGGTCATCTGCGACAGACGACGCTCGACGCAGGGGATACCCATGTCATAGTGCCACATGTTGCGAGGATAACCCTCATAAACCGGATTCGTCTCGTTACGCTTCCAGAACGAAGCAACCATCTTGACGAAACCAGAATCCTTGGCAAGCGCAGCAGAAACCCGCTCGCAGTTACCACGATCCTTGTAGAAGTCATGGCGAAGATCGCCAGCAATCTGATAAACAACCTGCGACTTGCCGATCCCATGCCGACCTCGGAGCATGATCGCACGGTTCGAGGAGAACCGAGCAAGAAGAGCCTTGGTGGACTTGATATCGAGATTGATTGAACCGAGCGACATATTGTTTTCCTTGCTTTTGTTTTCTGAGAGTTACTTGCGCTGCTTGCCTTCGACCTACAACCAGTATATCAACCGGCAGACTTAATCTAAAACTTATTCTTTTTTTTCTTCTTTTGCCTTGTTTCTAAGCGTTTTTAGAAACTTCTGGATCGGTCAGCGGGTGCGAGGAAACGCCGTCGTTGCACAAGTGCTCCGCAATCCGCTCAACCTCAAGAACCCGAGAATAAAAAACAGGTGAACAAGTTCGACAAATAAACATATATGGCTCACCGTAGGCGCAAATCATGCATCCCTTGTGTTCGTTGCTGCAACGGTCGCAGGTGCCGAACTCAATATTTGTAGTATATGACATTATTCCCTCAAACCCGCTTTACAGACTTGTCCTTGCCCATTTTAATAACGAGGTCGCCCTGACGGGGAGCACCGATATCACCAGATTCAGTAATAACCCACAAAACCTTGGTGCCTACGATCGCTCCCATCTTAGGAGCATAACCATCAGTAAACATGATTACTGCGGAATACTTTCCACGGTTCTTAGGATTGTTAAGAAACCGCTGGACGCAATCGAAATCAGTGCCACCAGAGCGAGTCCGACGCCACTTGAAGTTCTGACCATTCTTCACAGAGGCAAAAGAACTCATGTCAATCTCAGTATCAAAGTTAACGATATCAATCGAAGCTTCCTTGCTGCACGCAAAGGCTTCCGCAAGGCCACGCTGCACATCTTCGTCGCCAACAGACCCAGACTGATCAATCGCCCAAAGCACGTTAGCAATCGTAGACCGCTTGGCACCGGGCATCATATACGGCAAACGCTTGTTAATACGCTTCATCGTGGAATGACGCTCCATAGAGCGAGCACGCCCGATAAACATACGCAGAATAGCCTTCCAGTCAAGCTCGTGGCGAAGAAGAGCCTCAATCTGTCCCTGAACCTCCTGCGGCATGGAACCCCAAGAGGCACGCTGCTGAGCAGACTTAACACCCTTCTCAACAAGGTCACGAACCTGCTCCCTCATAATATCACGAATTTCGTCAGGAACATCGCCCCAACCACCGTGACCATCAATCGTCTCACCATCAGCATTACCAATCTGAATCGTATACTCGCCCTCGCCATTCTTGTTACCGTTGGCCTCTGAAAACTCTTGCAGACGAGCCATGTACCAATCAGCACTCTCAAGCTTAGGAAAGCTCTTGATAAGAGCCGCAAGCTTAGGGTCATCAGTCTTAGGAGCACGCCCCGGCATCAAACAAAACTCAGGAAGATTGGCATCGCCAATAACTGAGTTAATCGCAAGATCCGTTGCAACATTCCACAAACGAGAAAACTTGCGATCAGATACAGCACGCTCCGCAATATGCATAAACGCAATGTGCAGAATCTCATGCATAATCACGCCCTGACGATGTGCCGTAGGCATCGAACGAAAGAAATCAGGGTTGTATCCCATGCGAATGTTGCCCTGCTTGTCGCAAGACACATAAGCAGTGTCAACCTTCCAATCCTGAACCTTTGGGATATACATCGAAATCCCGCCAACGAATGGCTCGTTGTTCAAAAGCTGAATAACCTCGAAATCAATCGAATACTCCAGAGGATTTACGTTGGGATCAGGCTCATGGCGAACATCAAGAGTCGTCACCTTGTTGCTCGTAGATTCCTTGCTGGCTTCAGTTGTATTGCTCATGGGATCAGAATACCACGAATAAGTAGAATTCTAAAGGTTATTATTTTTTTATTTCAGGAGTTTTTAGGGGAAGAAAA